AGGCTTGGTCTTGTCTTGGAACATCTTAGACTTCGGTCCTTTTGGTTCGGCCTTGTCAATTTCCGCTTCAGTGACTGCCTTGGCTTCTTCTGGCTTGTCGCTGGTCATGGCTTCAGGGAGTGAGTCAGTTGATTTGCTGTCGTTGGAGCCCTCGCCGGGAAGTTCAACTACAGGAGCCGCACCAAAGTCTTCAGTGATGTCAGCCCAAATGCTTTCCTCAGTCAGGGCTACATCAGCACGCTTGCGAATGCGACCGGCAATCTTGTCTAGCTCCGCCTCACGCTTGGCACGAGCAGCCTTTGACTTGGTGGACATCGCCACATATCCATCGTCAAGGTCACGCATGATTTCACTGGCAATTGACGCAGCCTTACGCTCTTCTTCAGGGCGACGAGGTACGCCGGTTTCGTCAATCGCGATACCGATAGGGCTATTGGCATCTACATTGCCCTTTTGAGAAACGGTATCCACTTTGACAGCGATGGATTTGTCAGCATGGTCGTGAGCCGAAGTACCCGGTCCAACATTGGTGAATGGGGTTTCGAAAGGGGCAGCAGCGACCTCAGCGGCTGTTACTGGCTTCTCGTGATTAGTTTTCACTTCGATGGCACCCTGTCCACCTTTTTCATTCGCGGGATTATCAGCAGTGTCCGCTGTTTTAGAGTTCTCCACATTCATTTCTTGTGTATAAGAACCCTTCTCGCCATAATCCGGGCGGTGGCGAAGCTCGGTGCCATCCGCAGCGGTTACTGTTGCTTCAGCTTTGACTTCAGGAATCTCAACTTGACCCGTTGTAGTGTTTGGGCTTTCGAAGTCTGCGAGTTCTTCGGGGTCTGTGGTCTTTGGCAAAGTAGCTTCGCTGAGAGCCGAATCCAGAGCCTCGAACACATTCAGTTCCTGTGGATCGAGAACTTCTTTAGTAATGGCATCCGCCGTCTTCTTGGTGAGGAAAATCTTAGGCTTTGTCCATCCGCCCTGCTTTGACAAATCAGGAAACTGTCTCAGTGGGTTTTCGCTGAGGAAAGGATACGTCATCTTTGGCGTGATGTCGGTGATGTCCAGCTTGTGGGTGTCCACTGTGGTCATAAGAGCATCGAATGCCGAGGACACAGCCGGGTTGAAGTACGCTGAGAACACGAGATGGCGAAGCAGATTAGACAGCTTCTCATCATCGCTCACATACTTGAAGCCGATGTACTCGCGAATGTTTGTCCAGTTGGGGGCAAAGATAACCAGAGAAGTGCTCTTGCCGTCGTCGCCCATGAATAGCTTTTCCTTAATGGCGGTGTAGTCGGCTCGGCTATACTCATCGAATTCGGTGTCACCAATCTTGTTGGTGATAAGGTCGGCGGTCTCTTCTCCGAGATTGAGCGTCCTCACTACAGTGCCATAGAGCAGAGCGATGGGGAAGTTATTCCGAACGTCACAAACTTTTGCAGGAACAATATAGATGCGTCCGATACTAATATTCTGGCGGAATCCCTTGTAGAAGACCTCGAAGGACTTCACGTCACCAGACGTACGGGCTTCTTTTTCCCCAGCTTTCACAGCCTCAACTACTTTTGCAAGGAGCCCCTCGTTAATGGTGAAGGACTGAAATGATTTCAACGCGATACTGTTTCCGCTTACGGCCATGTTATGCTCCTACTTTCATGTATTTCATAGCATGAAGGTGTTCGTAGATTTGAGTGATGTGTGTTTTGAACTCACCATAGGACATGCCGCTTTTCATTGCGTTGCATACTCCACAACATGAGACACAGTTATCAGAAATATACCCTTTTGTATTGTCCACTCTGTCCACTCCATTGTAATAGAATGGGCTGTTATCATACCTTGACCCTAGAGTAGACTGCGAGGGGGCTTCTCCGCAGTATTCACAGGTGTTAGAAATCAGCTTAGAAAACTCTCCTTCGGATAACTCCCAACCCAATCCACGCCTTTTGGCATCAAATTTGTATCTTCGTAGGAGAGTTCTGGCTCCAACAATTTCATTTGGGAGGGCTTTCAGGGACTTTCGATAACAGCCGCAACTTTTGGTTACCCCTTTTCTAAGATGAACACCATATACTGTGCATTGTGTACCACAGTCACAAATACAGTCCCATCTCAGTAGTTTGGTCTTTCCATCAGTTTCACCCTGACAGATAACCTGTAACTTGCCGAATCGTTGTCCCGTCAAATCAATCAAAATTCCCATTATTTCCCCTTGTTGGAGTCGATTCGTGCCGTTTCCTTACGAATGGTGTTCTCATTCATTTGCATTCTGTCTCTGTAGTGCTTCATGATGCTGGTTCGCATGTCTTCCGGTACGCCAGCCTCCTTCATAGCCTGAACGAAACTGTCAACGATGACACCCAGTACAAACTGGAATTTTGGTCCGTCGAAGTTCAGTACGTCCTTCTTACTGAGCAAATCGGCATCGGTTAACTGCTTGCCAAGTTCACGCAGAGCCCGAAGCTGTTGTTCGAAGACCTTGAGACGGATGTTGTCTATCGGGCCGTCACCCACACAATCACTCAAGTCTTCAGCAACTCTGGCAATCTCAATTGCAATCAAACGGCTGGCTTCGGCAGGGTCATAATTTGTATCTGTGATGCGCTCTCGAATATTCTCAAGCCGCTCCCTGCGAAATTGCCGTTCCTTATCACGTTCCGATTGATAGACTGTTACGTTGCCGTCGTCATCTATTTCCATACCGCTGGTATTTTTACCAGTCATTCAAGCACCCCTTACCGGCTGTATATTTCTTCAGCGGGCCATGTTTCAAACCGGATTGCTGGCATACCCTTGATTGATCCTGCCATTGCCCAGCAAAACCGTTGACCGTTGATGTTCGGGTCGAGGTCAGGAAATACTGCCTTGGCTTCGGCCAGATTTGCGAATTCCTGAACGCCTCTTCCATCAGGAGTGATTTGTCCATTGGATACGCCGACTACTTGCACCGGCATGTCTTCAGTCCAACCTTTCCACTCGGCTGTTTTCGATGCCACCTTTCCGCTCATCGCGGCGATGGACTTCTCTGAAGGCCAGCGGTTGATGTCACTACGGCAATCGCCTGTGTAACCAGCCGGGTGGTACCCTCCACAACCGCCACAATCTTCCCAATCATCGGGTGGGTTCTCTTCGTAGTATCCGGGGCGTTGGGGTGGCACCGAGTCCCATTCTTTACCCTCTACGAAGAAACCACTGGGTGTGCCGTGCTCGAACTTTTTACGAGCTAACGCATCACCATTGCGGGCCTCTGTGTACAATTCACCATCATCGACACTATCGGCTGTAACACTGATGTTTCCTGCACTCATCGCGGAGCCGCCGTGAATATCAGCCCGTTCTGGAGGAGCCATATCAATGTCAGCCTGTGCGGTTTTACCCATCAGGTCGAATTCCTTTAGCATCGAGCGACCATCCACCGGGGCTCCCACAGCAACTTTCTTGTTGGAGGCGGTTTGGTTCATGCCGGGGTAGCTAAGGAGTGTTCCACCTGTCAAACCGCAATGCATTCCATTGCGATAAGAGCAGGAGCCGCACTTTTCAGCACCAATGATGGCGTTTTTGCTTGAAAGCTTGACGCCCATCTTCTTCAACACTGTGCAATCAATTTGCGACAAGGCAATCTTGGTGTCAGTGTTCTTCAGGTTGTGCGCCCAGTCGCGGATGGCCTTGCTGGCTTGTGCCGAACCGTACTTGACGCTTGCAGCCTTGTAGATTTTGTCTACGCTGTGACCTGCTGCGTGGTACTTGGCAACAACAGCGGAGTCAAAGTTTGCAATCACCTTCTTTTGCGCTGAACGAATGTGCCCCGGCGTGGCCTGAACAAACGCTTCAGGTGCGCGAGTGACCATTTCAGTCGAAGAAGAGGTCTTGTGCATTTCCTTGCCATGTGCCTTGCAGGAAGCGCACTTAGCGGCCCCGACAATGGCTTCGTTGTGGATGCCCATCTTCTTGAGGAAGTCGGCATCGGCGGCGGCTACGATAATCTTGCCTTTCTCCTTGCGGAGTGAGGCAACAAACTCGCGAACAGCCTTTGAAACTTCCAAGGCACCGAACTTCTTTTCAGCAGCGGCACAAATTACCTTCAAGGTGTGACCGGCAGCGTGCAGCTTCTGAATCTTGGCACCACTCAAATGTTCAGCTTCAACGAACCCGTACTGACGTTCCTTGGTGAATGAAGCCTGACGCACAAACGGTGCTTCAACAGATGCAGCCTTGGGGGCGTTCTGCTGTGGCAACCGATTGGCAATCTGCACCAATGCGGCACGCTTTGATTCGGCTGGCACACCAGCGGTCATGCGATTGACCACGGCGGCGAGTTCAGCAGCATTCCCCACGACCGGCAGACCATACAGTCCGCAAGACTTGGAACCGCCGTTCTTTTTGAAGTATGTGCAGTCGGCACAAGCAGAAATCTGTTTGACAGACTTCGCACGGGGTTGAATACCCGCAGCCTTCCAAGCTTTCGCTTGACGAACGCAATCTTGACTGGAGGCTTGCTTGGGGGCTTCGTCCTCATCCAGAGTGAAGGTTGTGCTCTTGTAGCCCGGTTCAACAGTTTTCATATCACCATCTGGTTTTGGCACTGTACCAGAATTGTACTGCTTCAACTGTTTCTTACGACTCAGCAGAGCATTATATTGAAGGCGGCTGATGGGCTTCAACTTGTAACCAATGCTTTCCAGTTCAGCTTTGAGGTCAGCATACTCCTCTGGTTTACAAGGAGTCGTCATCTGAATACAATGGTGTGGGTCGGCTGCACCGTGCTGCCCTATGTGTTCGTAGCTGCTGCACGTATACGGACTATCCGTTCCCAAATCATAGGGGAATAAGGCTAGAATGTCACCCGTATCTTTCCACTTGCGGAAGATTACAGGGGTTGGCTTCTCTTCAGTATTCTCACCTTCAGCCCAACCAACATCACCTACAGCGGCTTTCTTAGCTGGAGCCTTGCGAACTCTGACGATGTTCTCTTCATCAGCCATGGCTGGAGTACCATGTGGGCCGCCCATATTGAGAACCCACGCTTGATGTTCAGCGTTATACATAACCGCACGACCTGTAGCTTCCGTAGCGTTTGTGTAATCAGGAACAGTGCGTCCATCTTTGTCACGCTTTGACCCACTAGGGCGGAGAATAGTCACGCGGTCGCCGGGTTGAATCTGACTTACAACGCCACCGGCTTCTTGCTGCCGTTTTTGCTCTGAGATGGAGTTGAAGCTGTACCCAACCTTGTTACGCTCGTAGTTCGGGTTGTTGTTATCCATGAAGGTGTTGGGCTCCATGTAAGCCATGCCCAGCATCCCAGCATTATCCTGAAGATAGCGAGTGCTCATCTGGTGGTTGAACAGTTCAATCTCCGCCAGCTTCTTCAACTGAGCAGCGACACGAGCCGGAGGCACGCCCTGATTGAGAAGTTGCTTCACATAATTCTTAATCTCAGCGTCGGTGCGGTTCTTTTTCTCAACCTTACCGCCCTTTTCCGCAGACTCAAGAGACTGTGTGACCTCGCTCAAAAGAGAGTCATCATCACCGATTGCACTCCTGTAATCTTCCTCATGGTGGGAAGCATTGCGAGTAGATGTAGCACGACCGGCACCAAGACGAGGGGCGGCATTTTCTTTTTCGATGAGACGATTCTGAAGAGTCGCACCCTTACTGGTGGGTGGGACGTTCGTGTGATGAGATGCACCTTCGGCGATTTCATCCAAGAATGCCTTATCCTCGTGCTCATGCGTGCGGTCGAGCCATTCATCGCCAGAGTTCTTGGCATCCTTGAGCCCAAGGTCTTTCCAGTCGGGTTCACGTGAATCGAGGAATTCGTCAATAATAGAGCTATACTTCGGTTTGTCTGCCATGGTGCCTTCCTGTTAAAACGTTAGGTCGCCCAAAATGTCGGCCAAAAAGCTGGCGGGATTGTTCGAGGGCGCGGCGGCAAGCTGCTCACCGTTATCCACTTCATCAACGACCATGCGAACTACCTTGTTGCCTTGCACTTTCCAAAAATCCTTGGTGGATGGACACTCGTAGACGTTTCCAGCTACGCGATTCAGTCCCATCGAAGCAATCTTCTGACGGACCTCTGTGGAAAGTTTGGTCTCCGAGGAGAAATGATTAGTGGAAAATACTGACTCGGCGGCTCTTGAACCACCCAATCCGAACGATGTACTAGCTGTGAGTTTGCCCATTTCTTAGGTACCTCTGTTTAAGGAAGTTCGTAGTCAAGAAATTCCCAACAAAAACCCCAATTCACCGACAAGGGATTTTTTCAACTACACAGCCCCTTTTACAGAGGGAACTCAATGCTTACAGCGAATAACACCATATTCTCCTCAGAAGCTGCTTTGAACGGGGCTTGGAGAAATATCCAGAACTGGATTAACTTCAGTCTGCAAGTCACCGGGATTGAGGGCAATGTGTGGGTGGAGGTCTCCAATGACCCCAATGTTCTGACAGATGGCGCGACCATCTCAGCCCCCGCAGCCCCTGTGCTTAGTCAGTACACACCCATATCAGATGGTGGCGTTGCCCCCTACACAGGCACCGGCCTTGCTGGCGTTCCGGTCAACACTACGTACTATGTGAAGAACACTTACGTGACTCCAAATAGTTTGAATCCAACAGGTGGCGTGAGCCCGGTTTATCCCGGTGAAACGACAGCCAGCGCAGAAACTAGTTTGTTGGTCACGGCTGGTAATCTTCTAGTGGTACAGCCCCCGGCACAGGATGCTGGTAAGGTGGCTATCGGCTGGAACACTTACATCAGCACCACTTCAGGCACAGAGCGTTTGCAGAATTTGGTAGACAACGCGGTTGGCTCCGCACTTGAGTTTGGTCAGACCTTTCCGGTTGTCAATTATGGTTTGACATTCGGTCCGTTGACGCCGGGGTCAAACACATCGACATCAGCAGCCTCAGGTGTTAATCTCACAGGTAACCTCGCTTCGTTCCCCGCAGCCAGCTACACGCCGGGAACGACAGGTACTGGGTTGAACCAAGTCCAAGTTCTAATCCCTAGCGGGACAGGCATGGCTATGATTAACCCATCGGGCATTATTTGGAATTTCATTCGCGTCTGCAAGGACAGTACAGCCAACACCAAGGTGACCACGGCTTATCTGTTCGGACAGAGCGCATAAGGATTGCCGCCACAGTGTACCGGACTCGTGTCCGGTTTGTGGGCAACAGCACTACAAGAGACTGTTGCAAGGGTAGCGGCTCGGCGGCAGCAAGAAGCCTCCGGTTCTCCGGGTCGGGCTGGTCGCTACCCAATTTCATCTTCCCACCACAAATATGATGCGTCGGCCCTCTGGCGTGTCTACTATCTCTTCGAAATGCTCAGGGTATATGGCACATAGCTGCTTGTAGTGCCCTGAGTTTGGAATCGTAGCGACAGCGAATCGAAACCGCTTGAACAGGGAATCCACTTTCTTTTGTAGAAAATCTTCTTTCCATCCATGCCAATTTTTTGGAGGGGGCGGGGGCTCAACCACTACTGGTTTGGCTGCTTGCTCGATAGTAGACCGTGGGGCAGGTTCATTTATGGTTGGCGTGGTTCCCGGAAGTAATTCAGGGTGCGGAAAACCCCACTTTTTCTCAAAGAGACTTCGATAATTGAGGTAGTCTTTGCGAATACTCACATAGCTAGGGTCGTACACATCGTCCATCGCTTTGTGCAACACAAAGCTGTCTAAACAGCGTCCCGAGGTAATACCGAGTGCCTTGGCTCGAAGGCAGAAGTCGATGTGTTCTGCGAAAAATTTCAGACTGTTGTCCCACTTCACTCTTTTTACAACATCAGTTTTGGCAATGAAGAAATTGAGAATGAAATCAGCCCTCTCGTAACGAATGCCTTTGTAGTTTAAGGTTTCTCCCCGAGTTCCATCCACCCAAGTTTTACCGTCCCGTGTGACGAAGTTGCCCCCGGTAATGTCCCAACCAACTCCCGTTTCGCACAATGACCAGTTGCGGAGGTTGTATACCAGCCCTCCCGCGATGTCTACTACCTCTGTCAAGTCAAGCATCCGTTCGATATGGCATTCCGGTGTGAAGCTAAAATCGTCATCGCACAGCATTACATAAGGCGTCAGACACTCCTCAACCAACCGATTCCTACCCGCTGACAATCCACAATCTTGCGGGAGCGTTATGTACCTATCCACCCCCATGGATTTGAGTTGCGCTTCTTTTTCTGGCGAGGTCTTCCCACCATCGGCCACTATGATATGGATGAAAGGGAAAGAGGCTTTTAATGTTTGGACACAATGAAACAGCGAGTGGTCACGAAAAAGTGTTTTAATCACTGCTGTGACTCTATTCAGGTCTATCCGGGTGTCGTACTTTTGTACTAGCTTGGCGTATAGGCTTTCAGGCTGGGGTAAAATTTTGTCTTGTCCAGTGGAACTCCACTGCTCATTCCAAAAGTGAACAGCGTAGGCGTTCTTTGGGATGATGGGTGTTGCAGTGGGATCGTTCAGGCTCACAGAATCCCACCAAGGAATTGGACAGAATGTCTCCGGGGGCTTTACCGCAGATTCTAGTTTGAAGCGTTCGATGGCTCTCTTAATCAGTCGAGGGCCGGTATCGCCCCATTGTAGTTTGGAGGGGTCTTTATTCATGCACTCATTCCACAACCACGTCATGATGGGGCTTCCCAATGGAGCCTTGAGGTTGCCATTGTTGGGGTGTGTCTTTCCTCCCTTAGTCATCTCTGATGAGATGATGGTTTCTTCTTTGAAGTCGAAAGGGCGAATACACACAGTGTCGGTGTCTACCCACCAACCGCCCCTTTCGCGCAGGAGTTTGTAGCGAAACATATCGGCGAAGTAGGCTAGTTTTGGAAATTTGCGATAGTCTAACAAAGAAGTGGGGACAATCTCTGCTGCATCTTTTATGACAACGCCAGCCGGTACATTGCTTACGTTGCCATACGTATAGAGATGAACTTCATGCCCGTTTTTGAGGAAAGAGGCGAGGCTCAACCTTTCCATTGTTGAGAGGGAGTCGCCCACCCACAAGGACTGGATGACTTTATTACTGTCTTTCCTGACGAAGTGATATAGGCGGTCATCCAATTCTTGGTCTTGTTGGAATCCATGAAGTTCCAAGAACTCGACCACCTTCGGGTAGGTGTACTCCACATTTCGGTCTTGGCTTTGTGGCTCCGACCACATCTCAACAAAGAGATGCTCAACAGTTAGAAGGGTGTTCACTGCTCCTTGGAGAACGCGAAGTTCTAGTCCCTCTACGTCAATCTTCAGCAATCGTACATCTTCGAACTTTAAGGAATCGAGGGGCACCACATGAATCGAGCCATCATCGACAGTCAGGTGCGTTGCTCCTCGATTGGTTTCATTCGCCGCCCGTAGTGTGGCTTGCCCTTCCACATTGGACACCCCGATATTGTGTGGGTAGCAGTTGGTGACCCCGTTTACTTCGAGGTTGCGTAGGAGTTTTGCATAGGATGTCGGATTGACTTCAATGGAATCTACCCGAGTAGACGGGCAGAAGAGAGAAAAGAAAAGAGAGTGTGTGCCGATATACGCGCCCACATCGACGTAGTTTCCTGTGACTTGAAGGTTGCGAATGAATTCGAGATTTCGAATCTCGTACCATTGCCCCTCTGATAGCAAACCCTCTACATAATCCACTGGATTGATGTCGCAGAATTTCACATCTCGGTCTGCATATTTAACCGTTACATCCATTGAGCACCTTCTGACAATAGGTATCTATTTTCATGGCTAGTGCAGGAGCGTCTGTAAATTTTGACCTGTCTACAATCGCTGCTGCTGGGGTTTTCAAAATATCGAGGAGTTCTTCTTTCGATGAAAAGGTCTGAAGGTTGAGTCTCTCAATCGTATCGGGAGGAGCAAAGGGCTCCCCGCCACGGGTAATTGCCCATCCGTCTTTGTGATAGTGGGGGACGGTCGGTGTTGGAACCAGCACTCGAATTCCACGAGCAGCCATATCAATGATGCTGTGTTCATAGGTGCCGGGGTGCGTCATAACATAGTTTTCAAAATGGGCCGTGAGTTTAAGATAGTCAGTGAAGAAGGAATTGGGAATTTTTTTCACCCAGTCAGGAATCACTGTCTTTGACCTCTCCTCGTTGTTTACGCTTTCCAGTTGTCCAACAACTCCTTTATACCCTTGAAACCAATCGTAGAAACGGTTGAGCCATAGATTTGGAGGAGACCCCACATAGTTGTCATACCCCGGCAACCAACCCCATGCGTGGTCGAGTAACACACTGCCCGGATATTTTTCCACACCCACAAGGCTGTTATCTAAAACATTGAGTAACGCTGGCAGCGGTACTTGCTCTGCATTCGGGCACGGGAGGAAAGTGAAACAGCGGTCCACGCCGGGGTAGGAATACTCCGACATCCATAGTACATGCTGCCTCGTTTTGGCTCTCACTGTCCCGAGTTCAGTAAGAATGGAACTGGGGGTGTAACTGTGGATGAGGGTGAAATCGGCTTCGGGCATCTCCCTCAACCCCGTAAGCCATTCTTCGTAAGTGTCTGACCAACCCAATTCTGCTTTGTAGTGAGACAAGGTGATGTGAGGAAATTTGGATAGCTCCGACCAGAGCCCCCAAGCGACCATTTGGTTACTGGAATGAATTTGCGCTGGTGTCTCTGGCTGACGTTCTGAAATCAGGCGAAGTCGGTAGTCCACTATAACGTTCCCTTCGTAATTCCTTCAATTTGTTCCCATGGGACTTCAATAAAGGATGTGTTAGGTAGGTTTTTACTTGAAGCATTTGTGGGATGTATCGTTGCAACCATCATGGTGAGGTCATTCAAATCTTTCACATTCTCTGGCGGGAGGCTCTTGATTAGGTGGTAGTCTGCCCCACTGGGCAGCGGCTTGAACTTCTGGTTTTCCCACACGGATTTCCGCAGAGCGAACGCAGCCAGCCAAATTCCAACTGTCCAATTCTGATAGCGGTAGGCTTGTTGCGTGCCATGGGTGTAGTAATAAAGACGGCTGGTGCCTGTTAGAAGCACTTGTGGGTCGGAGAATGGGGCGACCTGTCGGCTCACACGGTCAGATGCGTACCAGTCGTCATCATCCCAAACTATTACTATTTCCCCCGTTGCGAGTTCACAGCAGCGATTCATTTTCTCCCCATGGGTTTTCTTGGGGGATTCATAATAATAGTGAATGCGCGGGTCGGTGGGAAGTAGGTCTTCAACGGGGTCAGAACCGTCATCAACGATTACCCATTCCAAGCTGGGGTAATCCTGACGCTGAAAACATTCAATACACCGGGGCCAAAACTCACGGCGATTGAATGTCGGGGTGATACACGAGACGAGTGGGGGCATGGGTACAAATCCTGATTACTAAAATTCGACTACCATCTCCTTAAGTATGGGAAGAAAATTAGGTAGCCATCATCAAAAAGTTAAGCCCTTGAGTTGCCCCGATTGTGGGGACACCAACCCTGAATCTTTTGCCAAACACAGGAACCGTCGAAATGGATTACAGGCGTACTGTCGCTTTTGCCACTACAAGAGAAAACCATATAGTCGTAAATACCACTATTTTCGGCACTATAACATCACGGTTGAACAGTACGACGCCCTTTTCAAGCAGCAAGAGGGCCTTTGTGCAATTTGTCGTAAACCTTCAGAGCGAGTTTTAGCCGTAGACCATGACCACAACTGCTGCCCCGGAACTCGGTCGTGTGGTAAGTGTATTAGGGGGCTATTGTGTTGGAAGTGCAATTCCCTTCTTGGTAACGCAGGTGACGACATACAGATTTTGAAGAGAGCAAGCGAATATTTGTCAGCAAACAAAACGAATATGGAAACCCCATTATAGTAGACACTTTCTACGAGGAGCCCTCTCCATGGCAGTTTCGATTCTTCAATCCGCCAAGAATATCTCATCTTATCAGGTGCAGCCGTTGGTGGTTACCTTGCCTAGTCCTTCGACTACAGGCAGTTTTATCGCCGTTGTAGTTGAGGCACAGAAGAGCGGGTATCCCTTTTCTACTGGCAGCATCAGCGCCAACACGCCTCAACCCATCGTCACTGACAACGAGGGAAATACCTATACACTGGTTGACAAGATTGTCGGTCTTTCTCAGGACTCTCTTTCTTCTCCCCCTGTTACGGTTCCTGATGCCTCTGGCTATTACCCGAGTCTCTATGTCTACGTCAGCGGTACGACCACGACTGGTGCCGCAGCAACCGCTGGCACTCGGAGTATTGCACTAGCTGCGTTTTACCCGGACGAGGTTACATCTCCACTACAGCCGGGGGGCAACTTGGGTTCGCCACCACTTGTCAACGGTCGTCCTGTATTCGACGGTGGTTTGGTTGCTCAGGTGTTTGAACTCGCTGGTGTAGGCACAGGCGTAGACCAGCACGGTCATGCCACCACTTCTGGCTCTACCCCTCTTGGTGCTTCCATCTTCACTACGTCGGCTGTAGCGGGCCTTATCCTTGAAGTTGGTGTTTTGCTGGATAGCTCAAGCGTCGGCTCCTATACGACCTCGCCTCCCACTTCGCCGTTTCAACAGTATTCGGGAAGCATCGCCAGTAGCTCTTCGTACTTCTCTGTTCAAACCACGACCACCACGGGCGCAACATTGAACCCCGGCTTCAGCAACTTCTTGAAGTACACTGGCGGCGTTGTCGCCGTGGCATTCAAGTAAACTACTCAGGCTCCTAACTCAAAAAGCGACCCTTCCGGGGGTCGCTTTTTTGTCGTCAAAAGTAGACTTACTTGAGTATTAAGGTACAGTACGAGGCGATTTTGGACACACGTTGCCTAATACGTAGAGTACCACAAACTTGAGAATTGTCAATAATGATGGAAAAAACGGCGGGTGTTTATGCTTGGGTGAATCTGGTCAACGGCAAAGTATATGTCGGCAGCGCCGAAAATTTACGTCGTCGCAAGTACCACCACGTAGCTAAATTGAAAATCGGGAAACATTCGAACCCCCACCTACAAGCAGCATGGGACAACTATGGCGTCGATAATTTCGATTTCATTGTCCTCGAAGCTGTAACCGATTTACTCTGGCTTCGAGCTAGAGAGCACGCTTGGATACTCAGGCTGCAAGCAGCCAATCGTGAATTCGGTTACAACGCATCAACAGACGCATGGGCTCCTATCTCCTCCGAGGAGACTAAAGCCAAGTTACGTCAAGCATGGGTGGGTCGAAAGGCTCGTGGGGATTATTACAAATTCTCTAAAGTTGACCAAGAAAAGAGTCAGGCTGCTTGCAAAGGCAGACCATGGTCAAGAACCCAACGAATCAAACTAGGAAAGTCACGCAAGCCATGGACGCCTGAACGTCGTGTTGCTCAAGCACGAAGATTTCAACAACAAAAACTGGACGACCCAACTTTCCTCAGCCGGGGTGGTAAACGCGGTTCTGCGGTTCGTTGGAATAAGGAGAACTAAATTGTCGGAGAACACACCCTATTTCGATTCAATAACTAGCGCACGAGCCATGCTTCTGGATGAGGATGAACAACTAGAAGGGGCAACGACCATCAGTCTTGAGACTCAGGCTGACCTCGCAGAGGACGACATTTTGTCTTTCATCGGCGATAACTTCGACCGTTTTCTGAAGACACTTCGCTTCCTGAAAAAAGAAGACCAAGAATTGCTGTTGAGCTACTACCTTCTCAGCAAAACACAAAACACTCTCGCCATTATTCACAAATCCACACAGACAGTGTGCAGTTTTCGTATCAGGATGGCGGTTCGAACCTTGGGGACATTCATGCTCGTGGGCGGGGAGCCCACCGAAGAATTGTTACATGAAGTTTTCGAGAAGGCGGGGTTGGAAAACTCTCTGGAAAAAGAGGGGCACCCGGCACCGGCTTTGTCCAAGGTCATCATGGAGTACGTTCGGTGCCGAAACTTCCAGCAAGTCGCTGTTCACTTCGGTCTACATCGACCTGACGTGCGTCGGGCGATGTCTCGGGCATCCAAGGCTCTTATGGACTCCAAGGAGGGCAAGGAAGCGGCTGTAGCGGCATGGACGCACAGTCTTATCGACAAGGTATCACCCGTTGGGCCGGGTTTCTCCAAACGCAAGGCACAAAAAATGGGTCACCTATATCGGCGGGATTCTGACCTGTTGGGGAAATTTCGCCTTGACATTGAGGACCCTGATTTCTCACAAATGTTTGTCAGTCGTGCCAACAGATAGTGACAGGAAATTTCGACTTCTGAGTATTAGGTAGGAGAGGTCGAAATGTTCATCTACATCATCACCAATTCAGCGACAAGTAAAGTTTATATCGGGCAGCACAAGGGTAATAGTTTGAAGAAGTATCTTCAAACCAAACTCTCCGATGCGAGTAAGCATCGGGGAGGGCAATCGCGGCTTTACAACTCCATGCGTAAACATCCCAAAGATGTTTGGGCGATTGAACCTCTCATGGAAGTTGAAACCAAAGAAGAACTCGATAGGCTGGAGCGACTACTCATTGCGCTTTACGATACCCGTAACCCGGAAGTTGGCTACAACATTTGTCGAGGCGGCGAAGGGCGTACGGCTCCCCTTTCACCAGAAGAGAAAGCCAAACTAAAAGCCAACAATAAAGCGTACTGGGAAAGTCGGGGGTTGGAAGGTCAGACCTTCAATCGTCTCTATGTGCAAGCCGAAAGTCCAGTCAGAACCCCTAGTGGTAAGAAGCAGTGGGTGTGCTTTTGCTCTTGCGGTAATACAACGGTGGTGAGCACTGACAAACTAACCATGGGCGGTGTTTTAAGCTGTGGCTGTCTCCATGTTGAAACTCAAAAGAAGCGATGGGCAAAAATGGATTTGGTAGGTCACACTTTTGGACAGCTTACGGTAGAATCTGAAGCAGTTCTTCATTATAGGAGTCAAAGACAGTGGTTATGCCGATGTGTTTGCGGTAAGTATACGACAGTAAGAACAGGCTCCTTAAAATCAGGAAATACCGGAAGTTGTGGCACTCATCCCTGATACAGGCAAGGCAAATGATGTCCCGGCTGAACTTTGATATGCAAAAGATCATGCTTGGGTTGTGGTTGTGGTTGTGGTTGTGGCTTCGGCTGTTTCTTTGGTACTGGTTTGTGCTTCATACTCACCCCAGTCGGATGCTCTTTCCCTCGTCAGGATGTCCAT